AGAACCACGATACTTCTTGAAGAGTTGTTCATTTGGCCACATACCCATTCTTTGAATCTCACCGGGTGATTCACGAGTCCCTGCAAGAAGTGAACCAATCATAACAGAATCTGCACCAAGTGAGAGTGCCTTGGCAACATCACCGGTCATTCTAATTCCACCGTCTGCAATAATAGGAACATCGATTCCAGATTCTTCTACGGCACGAATAGATTCGATAAGTGCAGTTACTTGTGGAATACCAATACCAGTTCTGATTCTCGTCTCGCATAAACTCCCATTACCAATCCCGATGCGCAGAGCATCAGCTCCCCACTCTGCCAAGTTTCTTGCACCTTCGTAAGTAGCAACATTACCAGCAACAACGTCTACATAGTTTGGAAGATTTTGTTTACACCAAGCGATTGCATCTCTTACTTGTTTTGTGTTACCGTGAGCAACATCAATCAGAAGAACAATAGCACCGCCTTTTACCAATTCTTGTGCACGTTCTTTGTAATCTCCTGTTGCTCCGATAGCGGCAGAAACCAACTTCTCTTTTTCTTTGATCTTACTAACTTGTTTTCTTTGTTGTTCAATAGTCATGAACCTGTGAACAATTCCAACTCCACCGTGTGATGCAATTGAAAGCGCCATACCGTATTCGGTTACGGTGTCCATCGGTGACGCAACTAATGGTGTACCCAATTTATATTGCTTTGTGAATCGTGTAGTTAGATTACACTGGCTACGAGATTCTACTTCACTATACTTTGGAATAATTTGAATATCATCAAATGTATATGCGTACTTCATTATTGAACCCTATTCTTTATTGGACATAAATCATCTTTGTCTTTGAACTCACACCACCGGCAATTCTTGGCTTTCTCACCTTCGATTGCAGGATAGTAAATGTCTGTTCTCTTGTTACCTTCTGAATCAAATGCGGTTTCAACAAATGTTTGAATTTCTTTCAGGATCTGTGTTTGTGAAACTTTACCATGAGCAGGTGCAAATCGTTGAACACGTTTTCTCATTGCAGCATACTCTGCATTCTCATCAATCTTACGTTTGAGAATCAAATACTCAATCTCAATATCATCGGGATGAATATCGAATTGCTTTGCATAGAAGGTCTTGTACAAAACAAGTTGTGATGTTTTTACCTTATCTGCCTTTGTGTATTTATTCCAACCACTTGTTGAAGTTTTGAAATCGTAGATGTGAATTTTACCAGTTCTCAAATCTCGCATCACCAAGTCAAGGAAACCAACGAGACGAACATTTGGATTTGATTCAAGTGGTATAATGTTGATTGGCTTTTCAATACCAACAAGTTCCCACCCCTTCTTCATAAAGAATTCGTCACGGTGGGCTTTGAACCAACGAATGATTTCAATCCCATCCATAAGATGTTCTTGCATTTCATCTACATTAGAAAAATGTACATCGTTGTTTTCAGTCAACATCTTCTTATACTCCACACCCATCTTTTCTTTTAGGAGGTCTTCGAGTGGAAGTGCATTTGCTTCTTCAATCGTAGAACGATATAACATCTCCACATACATTTGAAGAACCTCGTGCATTGCAGTTCCAAACACGAGAGCGATTGATGGGGACGGAACGGAAACCTTATCAATGTAATTCAGTTTCCAACGATGAGGACATCCCTTCCACATTTGATATTGTGAAAAGGAAATTCGTGAAGAAGGCATTACTTACCCCACTTACCGTTTTGAACGAGTTGTGCAATGATACCGTAAACTGAAATATCTTTGAATGTGTCTTCGAGTGATTCACCGACTGCATCAACTGAACCAAACATAATCATTTGCTTGTAACGATTGATCTTATCGTTCAATCGAAAGAACAAACCTTGAAGTGACAACTTACGATCTTGTTCTCTTTCAAGAGTTGTTCCTAATGAGATATTGTCTGGCCCGTAGTTGGATTGTTTGCGGCAAAAGAGTTCATATTGTTCACGTTGGATTCTTTTGAAGTCCGCCGTCATAACTGGAAACTTCTCTTCCATTTGGGCAACGATGTCATTTTCATCTTTACTCTTACCCAAGTCAATTTCTTTTATTGCCATCTTTGTTGTCCTCATTGTAATGTCTTTATTTGTTTCTTGAATTTCTCTATGTCTTCTTTCTTCGTTCCATAAGATTCCAAAACAGAAACAAGTTCGTTTGGATTTACTTTTGAAAGGTCTGTAATATACTCAAAAATTACTTTCTTACCAAGTTGATAATGTTGACAAAACAAATCTACAAACTGTGAGTCAATGTCAACCTTCTTCTTTTTCTTCGTGTACTTCAAATAGAATGTTGTCTTTGGTAGAATGTCATGGAGTAACTTGTAGTAATCTTTGGAAGTAAGGATGCCGTTACTATACTTTTGAAAGTCATTCACGGCATCCGTTAGTTCCATTTCCATAGAAAACCAACGGGTGATGATAAAGTTGTTCCACACCTTTTGATCTTCCGGAGATAGGGATTCCCATTTGATTTTATCCTTGGTCACACCCTTTATCAGATCGAACAGAGACTTAGCCATTTTGACCAAACCCTGCCGGCAAAAATTCAGGATTGATATTTCCACATTCAAGACAAGCATACGTTTCAAGTGGAACGATTGCTTCCTTACCTGTTGGAGACATTAGAGCTGAAATCTTCTTGAAGAAGGTTACAGAGTGAAAGAAATGTCCACCACACTTGTCACAAGTAATATCTTGTGCATCATTGAGATTTACATTTACACGTTGTGGTTGTGGTTGTTCCCCACCACCAATATCAAATACATTGCTCATTTTCATTTCCCTTCTGTTCTATCTGTTGTTTTGTTGATTGATAAATTTCATATAATACGTCTTTAGGTGAGTATGAATTTTCTATTTCTTCAATAACATATCGTTTTGAAATTCGGTTAGTTTCATCCTCAAATGTAATTGTAACTTCCATACTACTTTCGTTGGTCGATTTCCATAATCAGTTGGATGAACATTGCCATTGCATTTATTTCATGGTCTACTACCATTGCATCCTTGTATTGTGATTCCGCGATAATAAGAATCGCAGTCGATACAAACCCGTTCGCGAACTCATCAACATTATCATAGAGATAACGGAAGAGTGGGTTGTAATCACGGATTGAATTGTCAGCAAGAATCTGACGAATCTCTGTGTACTTTTCTTTCTTGTTCTTACCTGACTTCAATATGTCAACAACGGTTGAGTAAAAGTTATTCTGAACAAGAGTTGACTTATCGAGTTGCATCTTACCATCGAGGATACAACGTTGAACTGTATTCAGAACACGACGAATATCAGGATAAGTCATGTTGATGATTTGTGCTAAATCTTCCTTTGAGAACTCCACACCTTCCGATTCAAGAATTCCCATCGTGTGAACAGCAACATCTTTCTTGGATGGGGGAACGATGTTGAAGATTTGACACCGAGATTGAATCGGGTCAATAATCTTGTCCACGTAATTACACGTTAGGATAAATCGTGTTGTCTTGCTGAACGTCTCCATGATGTTACGGAGAGCAGCTTGAGCATTTGGAGTGAGATAATCGGACTCGTCGAGAATGATAATCTTCAAACCACCGAAACCAATAGATGATGCGAACTGCTTGATTTTGTCTCGGACGGTATCAATGGAGTTCTCATCGGAAGCATTTATGTAAATGTAATTGTCTTTTGAAACTGTGTTGGCTACAATCTTTGCAAGTGTTGTCTTACCACTACCGGCATCACCATAAAGAAGAAGGTGTGGTACATCACCTGATTGTAGGTATCGCTTGAACGTTTCCTTGATTGTTTCGTTTCCAATATACGTGTCAAGTGATTGTGGACGATACTTTTCCACATAGAGAGTGTGTTGGGGGTTGAACATTTTGAAACCTTATTGTTATCAGATGAATACAATATACGAAATTTTCGGGACATTTCCAAGTCAAAAATAATAGGTGTAGATATGTTTTCCTGGTGTATTTATCCACCTAGCATTACCACTTTCTAATTCATCACGTAGTTTCTGTGAAAATGGTTTCAATCGTTTGATCCCATCTTTTCCCGTGTGATAAGCTCGGATTGCCTTATCGTGGTAAATCTTTCCGTTCCATTCTATGACTCTACCTTCGCTCGTCATACCACCATACTTGAAGTTGGTTGCCTTGTAGATTGTTCCAACGTGATTGTGGAAACTATCTGCATAAGAAACAACAGTTTTGATGTCTGTGTTCTTTTTCAACCAACGGAGTGTATTACCTATGAAATAACTCTCGGTATTCTTGGGCGTATTATCAATACAACATAGACGGCGAAGTTCTATAACATCATCTTCTGAATCCCCATACTTCTTCCATGTATTAGCCATACCAAGTTTACCATAGATCATCGCACCAATCATATGACCTTGATAATGTAAACTGAATACGTAAGACCACCGAAGCCCGTTTACAGATTTAGAGTAATGCCAAGTTTCAACAAAACCACGGACTCTATCAATAGTCGTCGGTATCACCACGAAATCTTTTACGGGTGCATTAGAGAAATCAAGTATGGTATCAAATGTAATCATTTTGAAAAGTAAAAGGGAGTCCGGCCGAACTCCCTTTTGGGAAGAATGTTCGGCCGCATCACCGCCACAAAGGACGGGAGAGGAGGACACGAACTATACTCATAAATACCTTACGGCTTGTAGAAGCAAAATATCGGCTCAATCTTGAACCAGTCCCCCTTGAACCAAACTTTGTTTGTTAGAGCTTCAATATCGGAGTTACCAATCATCTTTGCCATCAACATACCGATCTTACCTTTGTATTCCATTCCAAGTTCTTTTAGAATCTGAATAGAATCTTCTTCCAAGTGAACAACCTTATTTGCAGAAACACGAATGTTTGCAATATTCCAACACAAGTATCTATCTCGTTTGAGATATTCAACGGCCGTTGTTAGTGTTGGACGAAGGAAGTTATCTCTCCAATCAGAATACTGTGAATATGCCTTGAATGATTGAGTTTCATCATCAGAGTATTGTTCACGGTTGAAATACGGTGGTGAAGTAAAAACAAAGTCTAACTGACCACGATACTTTTGGAACTTTGGATTTTCACCAATCAGTTCAGAACCATCTTGAAAAACTTCATATGTATGGTTCTCTTCAGTTTGGAAAAACTTATTGGAGATAGTATTTCCTTTTTCACCAATAGACCGAAGATAAAAGTCCGCAAGATATTCATACCGCGAGATACCAAGTTCAGGAATGAAGTTGTCTGTGTTTGGATCTGTCCCTACATAATGTATAGGACGAGAAACAGACATCGCTCCAAGTATTCGCCCACCCCATCCTGAACTTGGATCATAGACGTGTACCTTTTCACTGGCAGGAATGTGCTTTGTGAAATGTTCATACAAGAACTTTGCAGTCATTGGGGGAAAGTTTACTGCAGGTTGACCAAGAGAAAGACGAAACGTTTGTAGTGCACTTGGAAATATTCTCTTGTTCTTCTCGTATGCCTTGATAAGGTACACGTTTACTCGCGGTTCGGAAGAATCCTTCTTGACATGATAATGGTCAACAAGTTCTTCCACTTCTCCGAGATACGTTATCATTGGTTGTTCAATCAAACCATCTTTCAAAAACTCACGTATTTCGTCTGCCTTTATCGTTAGATACTTTGTATATTCACGTTGGTATTCAGACATAGTGCATGAAATCTTTGAGATACGTAATCCTTGACCATCAAACCTACCATCTCCGTTTTTGTATGCAGAGAAGAAATCTCGCAATGTTTCCCCTTCACGGAAGTATGGATTCTTTATCTGTGTTGAAAGAATTGACTTACTGTAAGAATACATGGAGTCATTATACAAAGTTCTCTTCATCGTATGATGGAACTTTTCTTTCAATGGATCAGTAAAGTGGTCATATATTGAAAGAGCATTATCACTCGATAGACCCGAAGATATTTTTGTCTTCAACATCGTTGG